TTTGATGGCTGGGACATTCATCGTTTAACTACTGGTAATAGAAGTAATGGCGACCAATATTCTACAAAAGGCACTAATGGTGTTTTAGGTTTATCTTCAAATGCTTTTGACACATATGTTTTGGAAGATTTCGACGGCGAATTTTCAACAGTTATTAATTCTGACTACTATGCTTACTTAAAAGGTATAAGAATTGTTGCAAACCCACAAGATGTTAAATTTAACTTAATTGTAACACCAAACATTAATACATTTGACAACTCAGATTTAGTTGAAGAAATGATTGAGATGTTGGAGGAAGTTAGATGCGATGCTTTTTATATTGTTGATACTCCAACAAGAGATGCAGATGGATTACCATATAGCGCAAAGTTTTTATCTGATCGTTTAGACGGTTTATTTTCAACATCTTTTGCTGCAACTTATGCTTATGACGGAATTTATAACGACACTGAAAATAACACATATGTTTATGTGCCTGCAAGTGTTGACATGCCAAGAATATACGCAGTAAACGATAGATTACAAAAAGTGTGGTTTGCTCCTGCTGGTAAAAAAGTAGGTGGTAGTTCGTTTGTGAACGTTGTAAAAAATCCGACAGCATCTGAGCAAGAAACTTTATTTTTAGGTCGATTGAATAGTTTATGGCGTGATGGTGGAATTGTAACTGCATGGGGTAACAAAACATTACAAATAGAAGAAACAGTTTTAGATCGTATAAATGTACGTCGTTTAATGATTTATATTCGTCAATTATTGGCAGATGTTTCTGTTAATTTATTGTTTGGGCAAAATGATGAAACGGTTCGCCGTCAATTTGAAGCACAAGTTAATCCAATTTTATCAAATATTAGAGATGAGAGGGGTATATTGCGTTTTGCAATTGAATTAGATAGAAGTGCATCTGCATTTGAAACTAACCAATTAAATGGTAAAATTGTAATTCAACCAACGCTTGCTTTAGAGCAAATTAATATTGGATTTAATTTAACAAACGATAGCGCAACATTTGATAATGTTTAATAAATTTTTCACAAATCCTATAAAAAATGAAATCTTTCGAGAAGTGATTCTTGAGGGGTTTCATTTTTTATTTGAAGATAGACGAACACAACCTGAAATATTAACTTATCTAAATTCTTTAAAACCAAAAGATCAAACTAAATTAATAATGGACATTAATTCAATTTTTATTTTTGAATTAGTTGACAAGGATCAAAGAATATATAAATTCTTATTTAATGATTATGGTAAAAGTAAAGACCTTGCTTTAAATGTAATGTATTATGTGGCAGACACTAAACCAGTATTTTTAAATGTTTTGGCAACATACGCTTTTAAAATGTACACCAATTTTATTTTTAACAAATTTTTAAACCCGAATGGTTTTTTTAACACAAAAATAACTGGAAATAAAAAATTAGATGCTATTATTATCCAAACTGTTAGAGATTCTGTACATGAAGACTTAAATAAGTCTAAGTTGCCAACTGGGTTTGATAAATACGTTGTTGCAATTAAAAATAAAATAGATGACGTTGTATATGATGCAGGTGATAAAATTTTGGATAGAATAGATGAAGGTTGGTTTAGTAGTGATAATAGTGGTAAATTTATAGAATCTATTCGTTTATTACTTGACCCAATAAATGCTGGAACAGTTAATACAATAAAGCAAGAGTTAAAAAATATGAGCAAAGATGATAGGAAGAAATATTCAGAGGGGGGGCGAAGTAATAGTGCAACAATAGTGACATCTGCCATTTTGCAAAGAACTGCATACGTTTTAGATAAAATTAAAATTCCCAATGTACATATTGATACAATGTTGAAAATAATTTCTTTGAAATTATTAGCAAATGAACCTAATATTTATAACCCTATATATAAAAATGTATATAAGTTTTTAATAGAACAATTAAAAAAATTAAAAGAACCTAAAAATAAAATTAGTAAATACGTTGCTGGTAAAGCGGATTATGCAGGGAAATAAACATCTTTAGATAATTTTTCTAAATATTCTGGTATTCCATCAACATCGTCTAAAATTTCATTTTCACGGATTAGATTATCATAATTTTTATCAGGGTTGATATTTGTTCCAACTAAAACATAATCAGTGATTTCATTAAAACTTTTTCCAATATCTTCGAAAGGTATGTCATTTTCTTCTTCTTCTTGTTTTAAGGCGTTTACATCATAAGATTTAGAAGAATATCTCAGCCAACCGTTGATACTCATATTACGAAAATAAACGTACTCTAAAGGTTCTTTCATAAGTATAAATATAAATTATTTATTTTTATTCCAAATAAATTTATATTTTCCGCAGTCAAAAATTTTTGAATACTTTCGCCTTTCATAGTTTTCTATTTGGTTTTTTTGAATTTTTTCTGCAAATCTGCCTCCACTTACTTTTGTTAAATAGTAGTAATCTGGTGGGATTTCGCCGTCCAACTCAAAACCTAAATCACAATACTGATTTTTTGTATAATATCTTCTATCAGCAAAAGCAACTACTTGTTTTGGGTTATAATCATTTAAAAACGTTTCAAATAATTTTATGTCATAAGAGGTCTGATGTGTATTAGTAATTAATTCATATTTTAATTGGCCTACTTGTTTGAAACACATTACACCAACAATTTCATTGTTTATTTCGATGCCATAATTAATATCTTCTATTGTATAATCTAATATAGTATTTTGAAATAATATGGTATTAGCCGTTGATTTATCTAAAGTGACAATTTTATAATCAGGTATTGGTGATACTGTGGACGGCGAAATAATTGATTTCAAAAAATATTTTACGGTTTCTTTTCTATTTCTCCATTCATCTTCAAAAACATGTAATAATCTAACGCCTTTAGATTCACACATGGTAGTTTTGTTTAAGTGATATTCTCGCCCAACTTTCTTTTCATTGTGCCAAAATAAACCGTCATATTCTATTGCAAGATTTAAACTTGGAACGTATAAGTCCAACTCGTAAGGTTTTATTAGCGTTCTATTATTCTCTAAAATTAAAATATTATCACCTAATAAACTTTTAACATAATTTGTTAATTCTTGTTCACCAAAAGAATTTTGAACTCCAACTGGGTTACAGTGTGTACAAAGATGAACGTCGTTCATATGTCGATGGCGAAATAATGCCCTATCTAATACACAAGACAATTTTTTTTCACAACCGCAATAAAATTCTATTTGGTTTCCAAAATGATTAATTAGGTCAACATCTTTGTATTTTTCTTTAAAATTTTCTCTTACTTTAATGTAATCTTGTTTAATCGGATTATTCTTTAGTGCTTCCTTTGCTTTTAATCTGTTTTTTTGTAGTTGAAGTACGTTACTAACTCCAAACTTCTCCCGTATTGTTTTTTTTGCCTTATCTTGAAAGTCTTGTCTTTTGAAGACATTATCTACACCATATTTTTTTATGTTTGTTTTTGCTATTTTTTTTCTAACTTCTTCTGCTTGACCTATTTGACGCACTCCATATTTTTTTAATCTGGTTTCTTCTTTTGTTAGGTTTAACTCTGGGTCGCGACCCATACATAAAGGTGAACAATATGTAGTTATATATCCTGCATTATAAGACTCAAACTTTAAAGTGTTTTTTTTACAATGTTTGCATTTTGGTTGTTCGTTATATTTATGGAAATACATGAACAATACTTCTGAAAAAGGAAGTGTTTGCAATTTGTTTTGTTCGATATAGTTTAATACATCTTGATATTCTGATGGATAATTTTTTGCGAGATTTTTAGGGCGAATTGAAACACCATTATTAGATTTTAAAGATTCGTAATTAAAATTTTTCATTTGCATATTTATTTATAATTCAAATATACATAATATATTTAAATTAATCAAAAACATTGCTAATATATAATAACCAATAAAGGCAGAACCACACAACTAATTAAAATACAATTAATTACATATTATGGCAGATTTACATCTCCAGTCACCCCTAAAAGCAGAGCCAAAAAAACAAAATAGGTGGCTATTACGTTTTCCAACTGATGTTGGGATTCAAACATGGGCTTGTAAGTCTGTGGGTGCTCCCAAAATAAATTTGAGTAAAAATGAAATGAAGTTTATTAATACTTCAACATATGTTAATGGGTCATATACTTGGGCAGAAATGCCGATAACTGTACGAGACTTTATTGCGCCGTCCACATCTCAGGGGTTAATTGAGTGGGTGAGACTTCACGCAGAATCTGTTACTGGTCGTATGGGTTATAATGTTGGTAGTTCAAAAACGATAACATTAGAAATGCTTGATCCAACTGGTGTTAGAATTTCTGAGTGGGCTTGTGTTAACAGTATTATAGTAAACGAAGTTGATTTTGGGGGAACATTTGATTATGCAAACGACGAGGTTGTGGAATTAAGTTTCACAATTCAACCGCAATATTGCGTTTTATTATACTAAAAAAAAAGAGAAGCCGTTATGGCCCCTCTTTTATATAAGTTGATTTTTGATTACATTACTGACGGTTGTTGGACGGCGGATTTTTAATTTTCCACCGTCCAACTTACATTTTGATTAGAGACAATTTCCAATATCTGGTAACATATCTTTAAAAGTACGACCATTACAAGGGCGTCCCTCCGCAGAAATTTTCCATTCTCCATTGTGGCGATAAACTTTTGCCATTATTTTACCAGTATGGTTTCCTTTTTCTGCCAAATCATATCGACAAAATTCAGCACCATTTCCAGATTCAAACAATCTGCAAAAACAGTTTTTGACTTTATCAAACGTCTGACCACGATAAGAATTGATTGTAAACACCAACGTTTTCACATTTGTTGGGATTGCAGTTAAATCAACGCTTATAACTTCGTCATCGCCTTCGCCTTCTCCAGTTAGATTCTTTTGTTATCATATGGGCTTTTTATCCCATATTTCTTATAGTTTCCTATAAGTTCAGCATACATTTTCACCCATAAAATATTTTATTAGGGTGTTGGGCACTCTTGGAGATATTATATTCCACGTGTGGTTTCAATCTCTATGCGTTACGCGGTTCAAAATTTGTTATTTTTTTGAATTCGCTCGGTGTTAACAATGTTTTTTCAAATGAAAGTTTTTTTCTCGTTAAGTAGTATTTTGAATCACTATAAAACAAATCATATAATTTTTTTATTTCTTTTTTTGAAGAACTTTTTAAAACATAAAAATCATTTGAATTATAGTAATAAATATTTAGATTCACATTATAGGTTTTTAAGTAATTTTGAATTTCTGTTATCAGTGTTTTAGTTTTTGCACCAATATGAAAAGTTGGTTTTACTCTATAATAACAATCTTTATTTTTAGTTTGTGTTTTTTCTTTTGTTTTATCACTAAAATTAAAGAATAAATCTTCCAAATTAAAATTTTGATCCTTTTTTCTGGATTTACAAATAGTATTCCAAAAATCGAACGAAATATGTTTTATTTTCATTTTTTGTTTTAGTGTATTTAGTTTAACGATGTGATAAAGATATTATAACCACATCAAAAAATCAAAAAAAAACTTAAATTTAGAAAAAAAAATATGATTGAACCCAAATTTGATATTATTGATCTCCCATCAGAGGGTATATTTTACCATAATAATTGTAAACGAGTAAAAGTTTATCATCTAACTTTAGCGGATGAAGAAATTATGATGTCTCCAAATTTATTAAATTCTGGGGAAATGTTGGATAAACTTTTAGAGCGAAAAGTTACAATGGCTGATGAAAACTCCCCTTTTATTCATCCTTCAAAAATGTTAATTGGAGATCGGTTGGCCTTATTTATTTTTTTAAGGGTCACGATGGACAATTATTATAAAATTATTGTCGATGGAATGCCTTATGAATTTGATTTATCTACCTTAAAGGTTAAAACTATTCAGGCTAAACCAAATGAAAAAGGTGAATTTGATTTTGTTCTACCTAAATCAAAGGCTCGTTTAACTTTTAGATTAATGACTGGTGAAGATGAAAAAGAAATACGCTTACACCAACTTAAAACAAATAATTTCCTACCTATTAATAAGGTGTTACGATTGGAAAAACTGATTACTTCGGTGGACGGCGATGTAGATAAAATGAACATCGCAATTTTTGTTAAGCAAATGAATATTATGGATGCAAATAAATTGCTAAAATATATGGATGAAGTTACACCATCCATTGATCTTAATATTGAAATCATAAGTCCTGCAAATGGGCGAACCGTAAAACAAATGTTGGAACTAACTGGTGAATTTTTTTTTCCCAGTATGAATTGATTTGTCGCAGAATCTTTAATTTACCAGCAGATTATGTTAAAGTTTATTTAGAAGAATTACTACTTTTAGTGAAATACGGTAATTTCACAAGAGAAGATGTCCGAGGTATGCCCATACTTGAACGGAAGTTTTTCTTGCAAAAATTAATAGAATATAAAAAAATTGGCGAAAAATAATTTTTTATTTGGTTATTAAAAAATAATAATGTATTTTTGCTTTAAATTATACCAAATTAAATCTTATGAAGAAATTTTACAAAATAAGCCGCGAAGGTTTAGAAATATTTATTATGTATAACGATCTAACTGAAAAATGTTTACAAGTAACTTCTAATAGTATTGTTGTTACCAAGGGGCGTTTTGTTATTTGGGCCGAGTGTACAGCAGAGGAATTTTACGCTGCGTATCAAGCAGTTGTTATGAAAATACAAGAACAAATATGATAACAATTTTTTTTTCCGTTTCTGCCCTGATTATTCTTTGGGCTTTTATTGCAGTGTTGAATACTATATTCAACCTCAATTTAGTTAGATTATTTTTTTTACCTGACATCGTAAACGGATTTTTCTGGTTAATTGCCATAATTTTCCACATTTTTGGATTATTTTTTAGCAAAAATGGTTTAGCATTTATGTTTTTCATTATAATCGTTTTTGGTATTGTGAGTCAAATGTTTGGATGTAAATTTTAACTTTTTTTCTTAATATTTATGGTGGATAAAAACTTAATATATGCCACCAATTTTGGCCGCTTTAGGGCGGATAATGGGTTCACTGGAAGGGGCAGTATCTGCTTTACAATCAATGGCGGGTGTAATGTCACAAGTAGTTGAACTTGGTTTATATGGTGCTGGGGGAGTAACTCTAAAAATTGCTGAAAATATATTTTCAAGAATTGAAAATGCACCATTTTTTAAAAAATTTAATGTAGACTTTGGTTCCAAATACATGACTCCATTTGGAACTGTTTTGTATTGGAATGAAATACAAAAACAAATCTTAATGGCTAATCGCCAATTAGGTATTGCTGGTCAATTATCAAAGTCGATTGAAAACAACATTATATCTGCTGGTACATCTTCCTTGCAATTTGGATTTGCAGAGAAAGAGATTGTTGAAAATTACAAAGATTTCATTGAAAATTATGGTAGAAATGCAATTTTTACTGACGAAGATTTAGAGCGTTTAACTAAAGTTAGTTTTGCTCTTGGTCAATCATATAATCAAATTTTTGCATTAACTCGTTTATATGGTCAATCAGTTGAACAAACTTATGAGTTTATGAATACTTTAAACAAGAGGGTTGATAGGTTTGGATTAAATACTAAAAAGGTATTCAATGATGTTCAAAATAATATTCGTTTAATAGACCGATATAATTTTAAATCTGGTGTAAAGGGGTTAACTGACATGGTATTACAAGCGAATCGTTTGGGTATGAAGATGGAGGATATTGCAGGGTTTGCAGAAAAAGTTTATAACCCCGAAGATGCAATTGATGCAGCAGCATCTTTGCAAATGTTAGGGGGTGAATTTGCTAAATTTGGCGACGTTTTTTCGTTGATGTATGATGCAAACAACGATTTGGCTGGGTTAACAGATAAATTGAAAGAAGTTACCAGAGGAATGGGTGCATTAAATAAAGAGACTGGTATGATTGATTTGTCTTCTTTAGAAATGCGTCACTTAAGAGAATTTGGTAAAATTACTGGTCAATCTTTACAAGATTTGGCACAACAAGTCAGATTAATGAAAAAAGAAGACTTGATTGGACAAGCATTATCACCAGATTTAAAACAATTTAAGGGTATTGAGGCTGAAATTACTAAATTGGCTGGGATGGCTGATTTTACGGGTGGAGTTCCAAGAATTGTAATAGAAAACCAACAAAAATTAGTAAGCGATTTAACTAAAGCGGATATAGACAAACTATCACAAATAACTGTGACACCAGACGGTGATAGTTTTGGTGGTTTAATAATTGCTAATCAAGTCGTAGGAGATCAAATGAAAATTTTAGGGGATAAAATCACTCGTGCCTCAAATAGTACAGACGCTTTATCAGCCGAAACTAAAATACTTAGAAATATAATTGCAAAAGGGGATGCAAGTCTTGAAAGCGGTTTAATAAAAAAAACTGCCGATGTTGTAAATGCCAGTAAACTTGGAGCCGCTGAATCATTACAGTTAGTATTAACTCCTGCATTAGAAGGTAAATTAGCAGACTCGTTTAATAATTGGTTTGAAAACATGGATTTACAAAATGCTACCAACCGTAAAGTTTTAGATTCTGTTTACAACTTGCTTGGCCCTGATAGCAATGCTTCAAGTTTATTAGAAGGTTTTGTTAAAGTGCAATCAACAATTCATAGTGGATTTGCGGCTTTTGGTGGAGCAGTTGGCACTTTTGGTTCATGGGTGAAAAAATTAGTTAAAGACGATGAACCTGAATCACCTCGTACAAATTATAGTGGAGTAACGCCATTAAACAATACTTCAACTTCAACTTCCTATGGTTCTGCATTAACTGAAAATTCTTTTGTCTCTCAAGACTCAACATTGAACTTATTCAAAGAAAATGAAGTTGCAAGACGGGAAATTGAAAAAAAATTATTATCTGTTAGTAGTTCTGCATTAGAAATAAAATCTGCTAATAGTTCACATAAAATTGAATTTTCTTGGAATGGTAAAGTGTATAATGTTTATGATTTGTTTGATGATCCTAAATTTAAAGAAATATTAAAACAAGAAATGGGGGAACAAACCGCAAACGCTTTATTATCTCATTATAGTAATGGCGGTAAAAATACTGCTCCGAGATAATTATAGATATGTCTAAAACACTGTTAGATTTAATTGCAACCCAAAAAAGGGAGGAAATAAAAACTGAATTATTATATCCGCTATCAGAGGCTAAGATTGCCTCCGATATACAATACAGTTTAGGTGGTTTTTTTGAGATGGTTGATGCCAAATCTAAAAATCCAATTCAATATTCCAGAAGTCCTTTAGAAATAGGTGCTGAATGGTTGGATGATTTATATGATTTAAATGTCCACATACCAAAAACATTTGAAATTCAAAGTGTAACACCTAAAGATATTTCGGTTTTGGATATGCCATCTATATCAGATGTTTCAGAAGGTTTTTATAGAGCAATTATACCTTGTAATTTTTACGCTAAACAAGAATATGAGTTTGTTGGTATGGAACCTTGTCCACCTTTTAGCCAACAAGAAGAAAATTATTTAAAATATGTTGAAAAATTAAAAAATAATGGAAACATTTTCGATGTTTTCGCAATTTTTACAGGAGAAAAAGGACTTGATACACCTTTAGGTTTAGTTGGTGCGGAATCTTTACAAGCACATTTTCAGAGAAACATTGAAAAAAACAGCATACAAATTGTGGGTCAATATTTAGAAACTGATCCATTTAGATTTGTTCAAACGAATAATTTACTAAAAGTACCATATGATATAACAATACCGAAATCTGGTATTGGTAAATTTTCTTTATTTTTAGAAAAATTATCTGGGGCTTATTTTCCATTTTCGTATTTACCAGAAGATGCTTTTAATTTAGACAATAAAACTGATTTTCCGAAAGAGCAATACACAAGTGTTTTATTGGAATATACTGGGAAGGGTCAAAAACAAGAATTACAGCGTCTATTATCTAAAAACAAATTTACTCCTTTAATAATTGACGATAATTATGCGGTGAAAGATAATCAATATGTTTATATCGGTAAAAATGCGCCAATGCCATTTACAGATGAGTTTAACGGTGAGTATAATTTAGAAACCAATGTTGAAGAAATTTTTAGTAAAACTGGTGTAGAACGCCGTCCAATTACTGACATAAACATATTCCACAACCCAGATTATGGCGTTAATTCTATTTCTAAGAATTCAACTAACCCTGAATTATTTAGTGATGCGAATCACTTTCGATTTGGTTATGATGAAGAACATGATAAATCAATTTGGAATAGAAATAGTGAAAATACTTTAAACCCTAAAGGTTTATTACATAAAACCAAAAAAATAGTAAATAATAATACTGGCGTTAATGGCCCATTTATGGATGTTACAGACCATGAATTTACTTTTAAAGAAAGTGGCGGTTTTGTAACTATTTCTAAAGGCGATGCTGTTACAGCATATGATAATTGGCCAGTAGATAATGACAGATTAGATTATCAAGTAAAAAAAGGAGATTTTTTTAGAACTTGGACAAAAGATAGAAAATATTCTAAATTAAATCGCGCAATTTTTCATCGCGGTTTAGATAGAGGGATAACAAGTGTATTGGGAAATAACGGATTAATTAATTTTGCTCCGACTTTCAGGAGTTCCAATGGTACAAGTATAAAGAAATACATGTTTTCAATTGAAAACCTTGCTTGGACTGATTATTTAGCAGATTTACCAGAATGTGAAAAAGGTGATGGAGATGCGCTTACAGGTCATAAGGGTAGAATAATGTGGTTTCCACCTTACGATTTAACTTTTAGCGAAAGCGTGAATGTTTCTTGGAATGACCACAATTTTATAGGTAGAGGTGAACCAATTTATACCTATAATAATACTACTCGAAGTGGCAGTATTAGTTTTACTATGATTGTGGATCATCCATCTATTGTAAATAAAATTAGAGGGCAGCGTACAGAAATTTGGGAAAGGTATTTTAAAGGTGATAAATCTGTTGAAGAAATCATAAAAAAAATGCCTACTAAGGGTTTAAGTCAACAGCAATTAAACGAGATCGAAAATATTAGGAAAAATAATATAAAAAATGCAAAAAAAAGCAATGAACCTATATTGCCACCTAAACAAAAAGAAACTAAAAAATTAGAAGATGATGCAACTAAAGTTATAGCCAGAGAAGATGCGATAACTTTTACGAATGTATATTTTCCAAATAATGTTTCTGAAATTCCACAACGAAGTGGTAGTATTGTAAATAATGTTGGGTATCAGTCAAAATATCAAGCAGCAGAATTGGATTACACTTATTATAAAGGCGTAAAGAGAGATTTAATATATGAAAAGAAAACTGGTAAACAAGCGTATCCAAACCGAACCAACTATAATTTAAATGATAATTTTTTTGATGATGCTTATATTCAAGCGCAATTTGACACTGTTTTTGCTAAAGTTAAAGAACTAAATGCAACTTCGATTTATTTTTCATTTATTGGTTATGCAAGTCAAGCAACACCAACAGATACTACTAATTTTACATTATCCGAAAAGCGAGCAAATAATTTAAAAACTTGGTTTATAAGTAAATTAAACAAATATAAAAATTCTAATAATCTTGGAGATTTAATCATCAATACAGATACTGTGTCTGCTATGTCTGACTTTTTATCACCTGATACTGGTGATGATATAGATCGAGATGTTAAAGCATCAGTTGAAGCCAGAAAAGGTGAAATAAAAGTTGAGTTTGATGTTACGACTGATCCAAACGCTGATGAAACCAGAATCGGATCAACACTACCAGAAGTTTTAATAACAGCCAATTATAATCAAGACGCTAATTTAGAGCCGAGTGATAATTTATCCATTGATGATTTTTCTTCTGACATTTTAGAAAAATTATTCGGAATAACTGAGTGTGATATGTTTGAATATATGGAAGTGTATGAACCACATACATATAAAACCATCTCAGAAAAAATTAAATTCTTCCACCCAGCTTTCCATTCTATGACCCCAGAAGGCTTTAATGGTCGTTTAAATTTTTTACATCAATGTACAAGACAATCTCAAAATATTGGTGTTGATGGAATTGACAATTTAACAAATTTTGCCTTTGGTCGCCCACCAATTTGTATATTGCGAATTGGAGATTTTTTTCATACTAAGATGATAATCAAAAATTTAGGTATAGATTATGAACAACCTAAATGGGATTTAAATCCACAAGGTTTTGTTGCACCAATGATTGCAAAAATAACTCTAAGTGTAGAATTCATAGGTGGTCAATCTTTAATGGCACCTATCAACAGACTTCAAAACGCCTTGTCTTACAACTTTTATGCTTCTATGAATATGTTTGATCCAAGAGCAGACAGTGTTTATTTAACTGCTGATTCAACGATAAAACCAGATGGTTTACAAGGACATATTGAGGATGGTGTTAAATTAAGTCAAATTGTACGTGCAATAGAAGTTTCAAATAGTTCAAAAACTGTCTCTGACACTAATATTATAAATAAAAATAACCCTCCTGTTCAAAAATTTACACCAGTTAGTACACCTTCTTCGCAAAATAACGTTCAAAGTGATTTTAATGTTCAAAGTATTGCATCGTTAAAAGCATTATTAAATTTACCATTAACGGAAGAAGAAAAAAACCAATAAAAATGTATTATAATTTTTACAACCCATTTATAGAAAACGAAAAAATAACGATGGTACCTATCGTTAAAATGCCTATAAAAGAAACAGATAAGACTTATATTTGGAATAAATCAATAGATAGGATGGATGTGGTGTCTAATAAGTTCTATGGACATCCACATGGGGGTAGATTAATTTTAATGATGAATTCTACGCTCGGTTCAAACGAAGATGAAATACCAGATAATTCCATTTTAGTTATTCCTTTCCCATATAAAGAATCATTGCAAAAATGGATTGATTTGGTTAACAAATATAAAAACTACTATTAATGGCACAATTTGACGATTACAATTATAATATAGATACTATTAGTGATGGAAGTTCGGTGGACGGCGAAAATTCATTTTTTACTTATGTTGTTGATCCTAATCCAATTAACAACGGTGCAGTTGCACACGAAGATTTGTTTACTTTTGTTCGTTTGCGAGCCTTTCCACAAAATAGAAGTATAATTACGTCAGATAATGTTTTTAGTAGTAACGATCAAGATCGTGATGGCATTTATTTTATTGCTTCAACTAAACAAAACGACAAAGGGTATTTAACTACTAATTACACTAATATTGGTGGAGCAGGGG